TAGACATATCTTCTGGATTTCCTATAGGAGTTCCAACCATAAATAATTTGCTCATAAAGCCATTATAGCAGTTGACAAACCTTTTAGCATGTTATATACTTATAATGCTTAACAAAAGCCAGACGAATTGGGCGCCTGACAACGTCTATAAATGAACTGATCAGGATAGGACCTGGACAAGTCTTAAAACTGTCCCTTACATTAAGGAGTGATATGTTTTATTTACTACATTCATCAGCAATTGTTTTACTAGTGCTACTGTCATACAAATTAGGCTATAAGCAAGCCGTGAATAAAGAAAAGATAAATTTATGACTAAATATAAAGAGTGGAGAGTTAGCAATAGGACTTGGGTTTCTGTTGGATTCAATCCCCGCAGATTTGGATTAGGTTTTAGCGTAGACAGATACAACTTAAGCATAGACTTTGTTTGCTTCTGGATAAACATTGAATACTAATGAAATAGTAAGGATGTCTGTGCTTATGACTGAGATGGACACTGGCTTTATTCTTACCCCAGAATATAGAGAAGATATGATTAAGAGAATATTGGCTAAAGTAGAAGAATCTAACCATTAGTGCACCGCTAGGTGCATAGATTAGTTTACTCTTTCTACTTTTCGCCGAACTTAAAACCTCTATTTTGCGCCTTGACTTTACCGCCGATTTTCTAATTCTAGAATACGTTTCTTAAGAGGTTTGAGCATATGTAACACTAAGACAAAATCTAAGGCCAAGCCCACAATCAATCCAACAAAAAACCAAAGCACTCCCATATCCACCCCTAAAAGTATATTAATTTATTATATCGCATTACGTGTTCCATTGTTTGTATCTTTAACAGTAGCATTGATAATTTTAATTACCCTCTTTGATGATATTTTCTCACTACTAAATGCTTCTGTATAGCCATCTTGAGGCATGTCTTCTTTGGCTAAATACCGCCCAGGAAACTTATTACGAAAAACCTTTAAAACCTCCTGCTCTACAGACCTAGCAACTTCCCTATTCTCAAAATACCAATAGTCAATTAACATCCAGCCTTTGACCCTGTGCTGTGAATATCTACGATTAGATAGGTTAGATATGCCAACCTTGAACGCCTTTAGCGCTGGAGAATATATTAAGTATAGTAATGCTCTTTCCATTTATACATTATATCTTGACTTATCCCCCTTTGTTTGGTATACTGATACAAAGAGGAGTAACATGACAGCATTACTTATGATGTTTAGTTTTTTTGCAGGGTTTATTGTGTGCTACATTGGCATGACATATGGAGTTGATCAAGAGGGTACTTGGGTCAGCAACAAAGAATTTGATAGTGAGTAGTAGGACGGTCATCTGTGAAAAATGTAACAAAGAGATTGAAGTTAGATGGGGAATTTTTGCCAATCAAACCCTTTCAAGACACTATGGCTTGGAGCATAAATGAAAAAAAATAACAACGATAAAAATAAGATTAAGATAAAAAGATCTAGGAAAAATAAAAAACGATTGTTAAATAAGAAAAAAGAGTCTAATCTTTTAGGCCAGTATGAAATGCTTCGACAGTCATTGTTGTCTAACTCTATTCAAAGAATAACTGATGTAAAAAATGATGAGGCTAAATAGTGACTTCAGAACTACACAAAAAAATAACAAATATTCTTTTTGAAGAAATAGGCAAGATAAAAGTTCATATTATAGATCCAAACAGTTCTATCTTAGAAATTGAGTATGAACTTATAGCAGATAGAATTATCAATGAAATTGAGGACTTAAATGGATAAGCATTACTTTGAGTCACCAGAGTATTCTTCAGATGATTTAACTAGAGATGATTATGCAAAACAGTTTATTCCTGGACAAGATAGTTTTACCAAGATCCATGGCTCTGGTACAGATACAATTAAAATAGTTAAAAACTTTATGCCTGAAAAAGACATTGAATTAATCATGACTAAAATTAATTTTATGTATGATAGGGGTGAGCATAAAAATTTTAATCCAGCCATTGTGGATTCTAAAGTTTTAGAATACATAAAAAAAATCAAAGAAAAGTCCGAAAGTCTTTTTAATATAGAGTTAGACTATGATGAATATGCAAGTCCATCGACAAACTTTGATTCTTATCTTGCTGGAAGAACAAAAAACTTTGTTACTGCAGTTCATTCTGACAACTTGGATATTGATAAAGAAAAATATCAAAAATATAACTGGAGCGGTCATATATCAAATTTAATTTATTTAAATGATGATTATAATGGCGGAGAGTTGTTTTTCCCACATCATAATTTAAAAATTAAACCAGAGGCAGGGATGTTAATATCTTTTCCTGGGCACTGGTGGAATAGACATGGCATTCTTCCTGCCAGCGATACAAGATTTGCCATGTCTGTATTTTTTAAAATAAAAAATTTTGAATAGTGTATAATAATATAAAAGGAGACAATGTGAACTTAAAAAAAGCAAGTCAAAGCGTAGTAGCGTTATTTTTACTAATTGCTATTTTTGCTGGTATTTCAGCAGTTTATCTATTGGCTAAATAATGTCAAGAAGATCATCTGGCAGTTATAAAAGGCACGATGGATTTAATTCAGTTCAAATTAAAAATGGAATGATTGTTCGAATTGGCAAAGATGGAAAAATAAGGCAAGTTCTAGGAAAATATGGAGAGTATAAAGGTAAAGATAAATAATATTTTATTTTTTTAGTTTAACTTATTTTTTTTAATATAAATATCAGAAGTTAAACTATCATTAAGTGCAAATGCATGCACATACCAATCTGTATTACGAATAAATTCATTGACAGCCATTACTACTTCAGTTCTTTCTTTACTCGTTGCTTCGGTATTATTTTCATAAATGCTGTAGTCATTTATTCCTATAATTCCTCCATCTTCTATAATTTCTGCTGACCCTTCTAGATAGTTTCTAACGGACAAATAATCATTACACGCATCTAGATAAATAAAATTAAATTTGTGCCGATTTCTTATTATAAATGTTTCAAAGTATTGTCTATATATCCTTACAGAAGCAATTCCTTTAAACCTAGAGCGAACAAAATTGTAATGTTCCCCCACTAATTCCCACCTTGCCCCGCCATATTCACTGGCATTATAGTCTATGGTTTGAAATGGATCAACTAGTGCAGCAATTCTTGGATTGACCTCTTTAATTACTGCTTCCGAAAAATCTCCAGCCAGCACACCAACCTCTAAATATTTTATATTTTTTTCTAGTGTTTTTAAAAATTCATACCTTGTAGAGTATAATTTGGCCCCATTTATTTTTTCTTGCGGTATCACGTCTGGAGCGCCCTGGGTTGGGGGGAGAACGAATACCATTTTTAAATTATATCATAGTGTATAATAGAAAGATGACAAATCAAACTGGTTCTAGTTATGTTCCTGAAAAAAAAATAGATAACATAAGCAAAATTATTGGCACTGGGCCAGACACTATCAAGGTCATACGTAATTTTATGCCAGAGGAAGATGTTAAAGAGTTTGTAAAGTTTGGAGATAGCGTTCTCCATACCAAAAAAGAAAAAACACATCACTGGGTGGTTGACTCAATACATATTAAAGGAAAGCCAATATCAACACTTTTTAATAAATATAATACATTGTTAAGGTCGAAAGCAGAAGAGTTGTACGGTTTAAAACTAAACAAAGATAGAGGTCTTGATTTTTTTATTCATCCAGTCGGATCATATCTTGAGCCACACACAGACATTATTGATTATGTTCAAGAAGAAATTTATGATGTTGGGAATCTTTTAATTGAACAAGAAAAACATTGGCCATTTTTATGGAGTGGTCACGTTTCAATTCTTGTATATCTAAATGATACTTACGAAGGTGGAGTATTGTATTTCCCTGATCAAAATGTTGAAATTGTACCTGAGCCAGGAATGATGGTTTTATTTCCAGGAAACCTGCACTTTTTGCATGGAGTTACAGAAACAAAAGGAACGGCTAGATATACAATATCTTTGTGGACACGTTTTACTGATTTTAAAAATGAACTTTTAGACTAATTAAGTTTTTTCTTACATTTCCCATTTTTTAATTTAATACATTTCTTTTTTATTGCAACTTTCTTTTTTACTGTTGTTTTATTTTTTATAATTATAGGGTTATCTTTAACAACAGGGATTGAATTGGTTTCTTGCACAACAACTGCTGGAGCAACTATTGCCATGGCCTTATCTATAACACTATTAAATTTATATACGGGATCAAACTGTAAAATTTTTGTGCCACCGCCAGCCCATCGTCCACAGTTTGGCTGATTAAATCCGTGGCTTGTAGCACCTAAATAAACTTCTTGATTATTGTGCATAATGGTGTTTGGACCCCCAGAATCTCCACTACACACGCTGCCAGGCAAAGGATTTCCTATGTTAACTTCGTTAGAAATATCAAGTATTGATCCGTAGAGATAGTGTGCATCTCTAATGGTCTCCCTTGCAGTGCCCGAAGAATCTTGTTCTCCATATCCAGCAATTTTAACCTGAACCTTATCGTTTTGTATTTTATTTTTTATTTCTTCATTAAGCAATACGATTTTATTATTAACTAAAATTGGTTTTGATAAAATCAATACGCTAAAATCATTTTGATATGGATCAGACTTATTATAATTATCAGGTAGTAAAAAACTTTCTACGCTAACCTTTGTTGCATTT